TGGCTGTTCGTCTACCTATGTCAGCACCAAGGTTGGCGCAACTGAATATGTCTGGCAAATGTCGCTAGAAAAAACAGAGGTTTTAGATTGATGAATGAAGAATCGGATTTGAAGAGATGGGGCGGGATCGCATTAGCGGTGATCGTTTTGATTTTCGCGCTTGGCGCAATCGCCGGTTGTGTAGAGGTTGGACAGACCACGGGCGGCGTTGAAGTCTGCACCGGCGACACGACAGAGTGTGGTGACGCTCACGATGAATCGGACAGCAGCACAAGCACAACGACTAATTGACAAAGATAGCCCCGCTACCTTGCTTTTACATCGTCCTTTCGGTTTAACAGTGGGTCTGGTCGCCCGTGGGTAGTGGGGCTTAATTTTTTGGTGAACTCTCGCACTAAAGGCAGGGCAGGCGAGCAGGAAATCGCACGCACGCTGCGCGATGAGTTGGGGTTGGAAGTCACCCGCAACTGGCAGCAACAGGCGGCGCAGGGTGGGGTGGATATTGTGGGGGTGCCCGGTTGGGCCATCGAGGTCAAACGCGCAAAGCAATGGAGCAATGATTGGTGGACGCAGGCCACAGCGCAAGCGGTGCGTACAGGTGAAAACCCGGTGCTTCTTTATCGCTTGGATCGGAAACCTTGGCGTGCACGGTGCTGCGCTTGTGCTGTTGGTCTGCACCTTCACTTTCAGATGGAAATGGATTTATTGGATTGGGTGAGCGTGGTGCGCGAGCAATTATGCACAGCGTGAGTGTCACCTTATGCCCGAAAGAAATGATGGTTGCAGGGTTAAATGGGCAGATGCGCCAAGTAGAGAACGTTCGCAAGAAGTACCGACCCCCGACAATGGGGTGCGGTCATTTCAAAGATTGGCAGTTGCACGTTGAGGGCGCGCTTGCAGAGTGGGCGGTTGCTAAACACTTGGGCGTGTACCCATCTGGTTTTGAGTTTGGCAGTGGCGACCTGGGCCGTTATGAGGTCAGGTCATCGCCCAACCCTAAAACGCTGATGTATATGAAACCTACTGATAAGGACGATCACATATTCATCCGCGTCACCGGGGTGAATGGTGATTACCAGATACACGGTTGGATCACCGGGAAGGATGGCAAGCAGTTCCCAAAAGAGGACAAGTACGACAATGACAGACCGGCAATATGGGTTCCGTATGCAGCACTCAAGCCGATGAGTGAACTACCGCGCAATGCCTAAATTCCGGTTTAGATACGATGTCAACGACCCGCCTTGCGATACCTGTTTGTGGGCATCCAAGTGTGAGTATGAGTGCGCTGCGTTCCGTGCCTACAGCAAATGGGGGCATAACGTGGAACCACCACGCAAAGCAGATGAAAACAAAAACAGTCGCCGCCGATAGCCTGATCCCCTATGTCCGTAACCCGCGCAAGAACAGCGCGGCAGTGGATAAGGTTGCCGCAAGCATTAAGGAGTATGGGTGGCAACAACCCATCGTCGTGGACAAAGAGAGCGTGATCATTGCAGGGCATACCAGGATGTTAGCCGCGCAAAAGTTGGGCATGGACGAGGTGCCGGTACACGTTGCCGATCTTACTGATGCCCAGGCCAAAGCGTACCGCTTGGCTGATAACCGCATTGCAGAAAATGCGGATTGGGATATTGATCTGCTAGGGTTGGAGATACGCGAGTTGGACGATCTTGGGTTTGAGTTAGACCTCACTGGGTTTGATAACACCGAACTGGCTAACCTTCTGATTGATGAAGAACTTGAGCCAGAGGATAAAACGCTTGGCAACATGGTGGCCCAATTTGGAGTGCCGCCATTTAGTGTATTGGATACCCGGCAAAAATATTGGCAAGAGCGTAAAAGGCAATGGGGCCGCTCTATTGGCGACCAAGGCGAAAGCAGAGAAAACACACTCGCCGCCAAAGGGTCAATGCTTGAGGGGATAGGTTCGGCGTCTATTTTAGACGCGGTTTTGGCTGAGTTGGTTTGCCGTTGGTTTGGCAAGTCGGGATTTTCTGCTTTTGATTGTTTTGCGGGGGATACCGTTTTCGGTTATGTGGCCGCTTCGTGTGGCCTTGAGTTCACTGGCATAGAACTACGTCTGGAGCAGGCGCGTTTGAATAACGAGCGTACTAAAGAGTTATCTGCGAATTACATTTGCGATGACGGACGAAATTTGGGGGCGCATATTTCCGACGAGAGCATGGATTTATTCTTTAGTTGCCCACCTTATGCGGATTTAGAGGTTTACAGCGATGACCCTAGAGATTTGAGCAATATGGGGCATGAAGATTTTTTTAAGATATTGGAGAGTTGTTTATCCCAAGTCTATCGAAAATTAAAAGACAACCGTTTTGCTGTTGTTGTTATTAGTGAGGTGCGTAATAAAGTTGGCAAATATATTGGCACTGTTCCTGCGATTATCAACGTGATGGTTGAAAGTGGATTCAATTATTGGAATGAATTGATTCTGGTTAATAGCGCGGGAACGTTGCCCATGCGTGCAGGCAGGCCGATGCACACAACGCGCAAGGTGGGGCGCACCCATCAAAACGTCTTGGTCTTTTTTAAGGGCGATCAAAAACAAATAGCCGACGAATTTGGTGAGGTTGGTGGTGGTCTAGAAATGGGGGCATCGGATTGAATACGCACCCCACTCAGGGTCGGCAAATTTGCGCGGACGTCTGGGTGGATATGTTACCCGATTGGCAGAGTTTGGAGGCGTATTGTGATGAGGGGTTGCGTTTGAGTGGCATGACGGTTGTTAGCAAAACGCACCATCAATTCGACCCGCAGGGCATCACCGGGTTATGGGTATTGGCCGAGAGTCACTTTGCCCTGCACACTTATCCAGAGCATAGATTTTTGGCTATGGATATCTTTACTTGTGGAGATAGACAAACACCGGAGCAGGCGATTGATTATGTTTGTGACCAACTTGGTATTGAGGCGCAGCAGCGGGTAGAGATAGAGCGGGGGGTTTTGCGCTATGAATGAACCTAAAAAGAAGGTCGGCAGACCGCAGGCCGAGATTGATTTGGAACAGGTCGAGAGGCTTGCCGCTATCGACTGCACGGAGCCGGAGATTGCCGCTGTGCTTGGTATTGATTATGCAACCTGGAAGCGACACAAGAAACGCAACCCGGACATATTGGAAACCGTAGAGCGCGGCAAAGAGAACGGCAAAGCATCGTTGCGCCGGTTGCAGTGGAAAACAGCAAGTGAGGGCAACCCAACGATGCAGATATGGTTGGGCAAGCAACGCCTTGGTCAACAGGACAAGAAGCACATCGAGCAACAACAACTGGAGCCACTGGTAATTGTCACGGATCGAACTGACGAGAGCGCAGACGAGGGTATTCGAAAGCAAGCAGAGGTTTCGGGTACTGGTAGCGGGGAGGAGGTTCGGAAAGACCTACCTCTCCCTCACTGAACTGCTTCATGCCTCGATATCAAAGCCGAACTCGATTAATTGGTACGTTGCGCCGACTTACCGGCAGGCCAAGCAGATCGCCTGGAAAAGCCTCAAACAAATGATGCCGCCGTCACAGATTGCCGCGACTAACGAAACGGACTTGAGCGTGGAGTTGCACAATGGAACCACCGCAGCACTTAGGGGTGCTGACAATTACGATGCTCTGCGTGGTGTCGGCCTTGACTTTGTGGTTATGGACGAGTTTGCCGATATGCACGCCGATGCGTGGTTTGAAGTCCTACGACCAATGCTTGCAGACAAACAAGGCCGCGCACTCTGGATTGGTACGCCGCGTGGGTACAACCACTTCCACGACCTTTACCGCTACGCCCAGGATACCCCCGAGTGGGGCGCGTGGCAGTTCACGACAGCGGACGGAGCGCGGGTTGCGGATGATGAGATAGCCGCAGCGCAGCGCGACATGGGGGAGCGGGAGTTTCGCCAGGAGTTTATGGCAACGTTTGAATCCCTGGCAGGCCGGGTCTACAGCAACTTTGACCGCGATCAGAACGTGCAAGGGGTGATGGACAATGGCGGCACACTGTATATCGGCATGGACTTCAACGTTGACCCGATGACTGCTGTGATTGCCGTTAAAGCCGCAGACCAATTGCACATCCTTGACGAGATCGAATTGGGCGATAGCAACACTGAACTGATGGCAGGCGAACTGAAACGCCGCTTTAAGAGCCGCAGCGTGGTGGTCTACCCCGACCCATCAGGCCGCGCACGCAAGACCAGCGCACCTGTTGGACGCACTGACTTTGCGATATTATCCAACGCCGGGTTTGATGTGCGCGCACCACGGCACGCCGCCCCGGTTGTGGACCGCATAAATACTGTGCAGGCTGCACTAAAAACCGCAGACGGTAAACGTAGACTTTATCTAGACCCGCGCTGCAAGAAACTAATACGCGCCCTTGATGGGCTTACCTATGTCAACAACCAACCGGATAAGTCCGGGGGGCTTGACCATATCACTGACGCACTTGGATACCTAATCATGGGCGAGTTGCCTTTGCGCAGACACATTGAACCACGACAACCTATACGGTGGAGTTAAATGGCTAACGAGAATATAACTCAGACCGGTGCAAGTTATGACGCTTACGCAACACGATGGGAGTTCTTGTTGCGTTCTTACCTGGGCGGCGATGATTGGCGGAACGGTCAATACTTGACTAAGTACAAATTGGAAAGCGAACAGGACTTTAAGGAGCGACTGAACCAAACCCCACTGGATAACCAGTGCAAGAACGTGGTTCATATCTACTCATCATTTATCTGGCGTGATCGCCCGACCCGCGAGTTTGGTGGGATCAAAAACGACCCGGCGTTGGAACCGTTCTTGAATGATGCCGATCACGATGGCAGATCGTTCAACACGGTCATGCGTGAGGCAACTATCTGGTCATCGGTTTATGGTCACTGTTGGTTGTTGCTCGACAAGCCAAGCATTGAGGCCGCAACCCGAGCCGAAGAACTGGCCGCAGACATTCGACCCTACCTTACGCTGATCACACCCGAGAACGTCTTTGATTGGCGATATGAGCGTATGCCTTCCGGCGCGTACCGTTTGGGATACCTCAAGGTGCGCGAGATGGGTGACAAACGCCGGTTCCGCATCTGGACTCCCGAGAGCATTGAACTATGGGAAGCCGAAAGCGAGAAGGACCCGCTACTGGTTGAGCGTATGGATAACCCACTTGGGGCGATCCCTGCCGTGTGCGTATATGCGCAACGCTCATCTATTCGCGGCGTTGGGGTGTCGGACGTTGCTGATGTGGCTGACATACAGCGTGCGGTTTACAACGAGTTGTCAGAGATCGAGCAGTTGATCCGCATCGCCAACCATCCCTCGCTTGCCAAGACCGACAGCACGGAAGCAAGCGCAGGCGCAGGCAGTGTGATCCAGATGCCGGATGACCTTGACCCCGGCCTGACACCGTTCTTATTGCAACCCAACAGCGGCAACCTCGACGGCATCCGCGCAAGCATCGAGGACAAGATCAGAGCAGTGGATCGGGTCACGCACCTGGGCGCGGTGAGGGCAACGGAGAAGCAAGCCAAAAGCGGCATCGCCTTGCAAACCGAGTTCCAAATGCTCAACAGCAAACTGAGCGAAAAGGCTGATCTATTGGAACTGGCCGAGGAACAACTGTGGACACTGTGGTGTGCTTGGCAGGGCAGGGAGTGGGATGGGGTTATTGATTACGCCGACTCGTTTGACTTGCGTGATTATCAGTCCGACCTTGAGTTCTTGCAGATGGCAAGGGCAAGCGGCCTGCAAAGCGGCACGTTCCAACGAGCGATAGATCGTCAGATCGCCGCCCTGGTGGTGGATGATGATGAACTGGCCCAGGCTTACGATGAGATAGCACAGCAACGCATCGTCGGCCAGTTCACCACGGAGTTACCGGTTGCCTAGCCCCGCAGAGATTCGCCGCCTGCAAAGGGCGCATGAGCGGCTAATCGAAAGGCTTGATGCTGAACATGGGCGCAGGCTTGAGGGGGTGTTGGAAACCCTTGAGCATGAGATAGAGAAACTGGTAACGGCGGGTAAGATTACCCCGGCCCAGGCGATCAATAAGCGCGTCACCATCGAGGCCGCAATCCGTGGCACGTTCCTTACCTGGGCGCACGATAGCGTTTCAGAGTACGACAACGTGGCAGGGGGGGTTGTTGCCATGATGCAGAAACTTGGCTCGATTGAGGGTTGGGTTGCTGCTGATGCCGCCACCGTCAATCAGTTAAAGCGCATCGCCTT